CAGTTATTGGCCCTTATATGAAAGCCACACAAATGGCTGCTGGTGCGACTGCTGCCATAGCTCGTTTGTTTGGTTATTCACGACCTGTTATGATTGAAACCGGTGTTCCTTATATACCTACCCCTGTTGGCAATCTTGCTAATGCTAATGTAAAAGATACTTCTACTAAACTTACATTGGATATTAAACAGGAGTTGACAGTTGATCCCCGTACTATGGGATTAGGTGCTGTGGATGAAATGACCATCACATCCATTTCACAACGTGAATCATGGCTCACTAAATTTGGCTGGGAAACAGCCGATCCAACGGAAACCCTATTATGGAATACCGAGGTGAACCCTGTCACGTGGACCGAAAATGGTGACGAACTGCATTTGCCAGCGTGTGCATTTGCAACTATCCCTTTTCGGTGGTGGCGTGGAACTATGAAGTATCGATTCCAAGTCGTTGCTTCATCATTCCACAAAGGTCGTTTACGTATTTCCTATGATCCCAATTTCCAGGAAACAGACGAATACAATACCAATTATACATATATCATTGATCTTGCAAAAGAACGTGATTTTACAGTTGATGTTGGTTGGGGAGCTACTACTGCTTTTCTAAGACATTTAACTCCTGGATTGGATGACGTAAACTACAGTGATGGAGCTTTGACTTTATCACCATTAGGTTTTAGAAATGGAACACTCTCTGTATATGTGGTTAATGAACTTACAGTTCCTAACTCCACTATTAACAATAATATAGAGATTAATGTTTTTATTTCAACTGGTGATGATTTTGAAGTTGCTTCACCCAATAGCGCGGATATGCGCTCATATTCTTACTTCCCAGTGGCAATGGCACAGGCTGCAACACCAGTAGCTCGTGAAATGACAGTGGAGGAATATGTAAAACAACAGCTTCCAAAGAGGAAATTAGATTCTCAAGCAGGTGAGGAATACAACCAGCCTGATGCTGATCTAACTCAAAATGAAGTTGAACCCATGAAATTGGATGCGTCCGAGAGCATGGCCGTGAAAATCAGTCCAACTGATAAATCTGGCTGTGTGTTCTTTGGAGATCCAGTTTCCTCGTTTCGTCAATGTTTAAAAAGATATAATTTACATTCCGTGGTTGGATTATCCGGAAATGATTATAGGTTCTTCATTAACGTAAACAGTGATTTCCCATATTACCGAGGCTATGCACCTTCTGCAGTGAATGAAACAACTCTGCCTGCATTAGGAACAGCATATAATTTCTGCACTATGACTTTACTCAATTATTTAACTCCCGCCTTCACTGCAAGGAGAGGGGGATTGAGATGGAAGTATGCAAGAATTGCCGGTGATTTGGACGGAAGCACACCAATCGTAGTTTCGAGAGCAGATTCCGAAACATCAGGATATTCCATAGCTGAAGTTACCGCCAATGACGGTGGTGAGGTTAATGGAATGGCCCTGCAGGGCCAATTATTCTACAACCATGATTGGGATGGCGGATTTGTAACGATGTCCGACCAAAATCCCGTTGTAGAATTTGAGGTTCCATTTTATAACACATTTCGTTTTGCAACTGCAAAGAATGCCGATGTAACAGCTCCAACAGCTGACTTTGGTTCATTCCACAGGTATTGCTCATTGTGGTCTAAATCTGCGTCAGATGTCAGCACTGTAATGCGACATGTGTCTGTAGGCGAAGATTTTGTACTCGCCTTCTTTACAGGTGCTCCTGTACTATATTATCAACCAAGTGATCCACCGGCTGATGATCTGTAGGAGCGAAAAGTTATCCCTTCTTTTCAAAAAGGTTTCAAGAACAGTGATAGTTCTTGAGTGAAATTTTTATCGGGCTGCATGAAATGTGCGGTTGGCCCTCGTAGACTCAATGAGTCTGCCTGCGCCTCGGGAATAAACCCGACAAAAATTTAGTGTACAAGTCGCTAGGTCGTTCTAATACTTGTACTGCCCGGTGACCGGGCGGGGCTACATATTTGTAGCCGGATTTCTCCACTGACGTTAAGTCTGTGAACTAGCTTTTTACTGGAGAAATCCAGATGTTT